ACAAACTGGGAAGAAATGCATGTTTTTATGAATATCTGTCTTCAAAAAGGGGAAGATGAAGCTATCGACGAGTTTATTGGAAAAAGTTTCTCCGTGTATGGCAGGTCAGTAACTTATATTAATCCTGACCTTCCTCGGTGGGATGTAACCGTGTTAGACGATTGGGAAAAGACGATATACAATTAAAAAAAGTGTATGTAATGAGCAAACCCTGACCTCTTTTGTTTTAATACAAAGAAGCAGAGTTATGAAAAAGCAAATAGAAATACATAAAATAGATATATCCTCTTTATTGAAGTCTTATAACGCAGAACTGATGGATGCTTACGTTATTGATAATGATTTTATAAAGAAAGTACCAACAGATAAAACGACATCATTACAAAAAGCAACACTCCATTATGCCCCTAATAATTATTACTAATATTTTCATACTATAATATTTACCATCGAGATTGGTTTTATTTTTCCAGAAGGAATACCAAGATTCATTAATACTTGTTTCTTACAGATAAAATCATTATTATAATCACTAATAATCCAATCTACCTTTTTATGATCAATTATTCTTATTATCTTCTTGTAATAAGGTTGATCTACTTCATCAATATTATGTCCTAATACATAGACTTTTTGTATGTTTTTAAGGTTAGAGAAGAAATTGCCATGGTTTTTAATATTGGCAATGCAATCCTTGTAGATGCTTGAAAAAAAATTATTAATAGCTATATATCCTCTTTCTATCGAGTAATCATATTTCTCACCTTGTTCTTCACGCCAAAGCCTCTGTTCTTCTTTACTTAGCCCTTCTGGCATAATCTTATGATATACATCTCCCCATTTTAGAGAGTCCCAAGCATGTCCAAACAGAAGTTTTTTCCCCTCACCTATTTTATTATGTATATATGTTATTTTTTCACGAGGAATGCTGTATTTTGTTTCCAAAAAGTCTGTATAATTAAAATTAAGATATAAAGCATTAGAATCTAATTTAATTCTTTTTTTATCATCAAAATTGGAAGATTGAGTTATTTCATATATCCAGCTATTAAGAGCTTCCTGCAATCCATCTTTCAACGAGCTTAACTCTTTTTTAATATATATTTCTAAATTATACCAATCACGGTCGCGAAAATCCTCACCCCAATTAGGAGTATAATCTCCAAAGTTTTCTTCCAAAATTGAGGGGTCAAAATCTTTTAATTTTTCTTCAAAATTAGACCATAATGCAGAGGTTTCATTAATATCATAATAATTCCCTAATTGGTAAAATAAGTCCTCATTAGTAGATTCTAAATATTTCCTAAAATCTTTATAACTAGTTTTGAGTCCATGATGTAAATCAAAACCATTTCCAATTATATACAATACTCTATTCTCTTTTTCCTCATGAATAACTTTTCTTTTTACCATTTTACACCTTTTGAGGAAATATTCAATAGCACGAAAAGAGTTAATTTTGTTTGTATTTTTTCTCTTTTTTCTTCTCTTATTATGTGGGCTATGCCAATTCATATTCTTTATTTTCTATAAAATTAGAAAGTGTTAGATTCTTGTACAGAAACTTTTGTCATAATTATACTATTGCTGATTCGTACGGCTTTTTCAATTCTTCTACTTTTTGATAAAAATCTTTCATAAGAGGTTCATATCCTAAGGAAATTACTCTAAATTCTTTATTTTCACGTATTTTTTTTTTCTATTTCTTTTATAGGTTCTATATATCTATCTACTTTGTCTGATAATTTTATATTAGAAGGAGATTGTGAATCAGGTGACATAACATAGAACTGGTCTTTTACTACGCATATTCCTCCTCCTGGATGAATTTCCATGAGACTAAAATTCGTTATAGAATTTTTCAGTTGTTCCAAAGACCATGTATAATCATCTCTTTCAAGATACATTGAATATAATAAACTTGTATGCAAAGCCGAAAAACAAGCAATATATTTACTGTCATGTTCATATTTAAATGAAAGTACTATATGTAAAGATTCGTTCACCTCATTATTTAAACTGATTAAATCTTTCTCTTGTCGTAAAATCCTAGATATCACTTCTGTAGATTTTTGTTCCTGTTTTTCAATACTATCTTTAAATTCTTTATTTCTACTTTCGATCTCTCCCTTAAGCTCTATTCTTTGTTTTTCAATATCTTTTTTAAATTCAATTGCATTATAAATCTGATATCCTACAAGAACAGTTACAATAATTCCAATAAAAGTTACAATAATTCCAATATATGTTGATTCTGTCACTTCAAAGGGAACCACTCTTAAAAGTGAAAAACCTATTGCTACAATAGCAGCAGAAAAAAGCATCAAATTAATTACCCATTGTTTCATGTTAATATACTTTATAACAGTTTGCTTTATTAATTACAATAAATGCAAATATAACTATAGTTTTCAATAATACATTATTTTAGGATAAAATATATGTAATCGTTATCTTTCTACAAAAGACTGCTACTTCTACTTCTTAAAAAACTCCTATAAGCAAGCCATCCAAACACAAGTATAAATAATCCGGCATATACATCCATATTGTGTAAATTCCACCATGATAGCTCAATAAGCCTTTCCTTTTGATTAAGGAAGGCATCTACCTTATTACTAAGAGTATCCAACTGATTGGAGAACTGCTGTAAGGTAATAGATAATGATTCATCAATTTCCATCCTTTCCTGCTCATGTTTGGAAGCGGTGGTAGTACTTTCTTTGACTGGATACTGTTTTCCTGTCGAATCCGGAAGTGATAAATAAACTGTTTTATTCTCAATTTTCAGATCACTCAACTTGTCAGTAGTAATCTTCGTTTGCTTACTTGCATCAGCCCTCAATGACTCAATTATACTTTGAATACGACTCAATTCACCGGAATAGTCTACTTGCTTTTGAGTTTCCATATTCCGGGAAGTCTTGCAGGAAGTAAACCATATTCCCGACATCAGGAATATGGTTATATAGATTAGCGTTTTCATGGTCGGATCACTGTATTACGAAGAAAATTAGAAAATTCACTCCTGACATCGAAGCAGGGACAAGCCTTGATATATTCTGCCGGCTCTACTTCACCACTGCCGTCCAGATCCGGCGAAGTATCACGGTGTCCGAGTACTTCAATTATAGGATATTCCTTACAAAGCTTTGCGACCAATTCGCGTAGTGCTGCCCTTTGAGCTGGAGTACGAGTATCAGCAGGCTTTCCGGCTGCATCTAAGCCACCGATATAACAGATACCTATACTGTGCTTATTATACGAAGATTCGCTAAAACCTTTCGTATTGCAATGCGCTCCATCGATGGAAAGCGGGCGACCATTCTCAACCATTCCGTCAAGGTCAACAATGAAGTTATAACCGATTTGATTGAATCCCCGAGCCCGGTGCATCCGGTCAATATCTTTGGCTCGTAAATCCTGTCCGGCACGCGTGGCCGAACAATGGATGATAATTGCATCAATAGTTTTCATTTTGCGTCTCCTTTTTGTAAGTAGTTCGTTAAATAGGGGATGTTCTTTATAAACTCAACACTTAATACATAGTGCAAGAAAGCTACTACCTTGTAACCATTACTAGAGTTGGGTAGAATTTCTTTGATATTCCTTAGAATATTTACTCCATAGAAATAAAATACGCTGTACGTAATAAATGAGACACATTGCAGAGCACCTTCCGGATTTCCTTTATGCTCACCTATAAAATAGATACAACTAACCAAGGCAAAGAAAATGGTTGCTTCTACGATACACCTCCAAGCTTTTTTAAAAGAAAAACTCTCATGATTGATAAGGAGTGCAGTAAGCAGTCCACAAATGAAATTGAGGGCAAATACAGCAATAAGACTTTTGATCTCCCCAGAGATAGGATTGAGATAAGCAGCTATACCGGTAATCAATCCAATAAGTAAGTTTTTGAAATAATCCATAACCATTTATAATTTTAAATTAATACTTCGTTTCAATGCCTAATTTTATTTATCCAATTCATAACTATATTGTATTCCAATAATTAAATAGGCTTGGTAAATCGGAAAAACTTCTTTCTGAAGAAACCACTGACCTGTCTAACATTACGCCTCCTCCTGCTACATCGACAAAAGAAAAGTGTTTAGAATCAAAATTAATAAGTTCCCATTGTAGCCTGTTTGATTCAAATCTGGTAGCCATTAATCTTACAATAGTACCCTTGTTTTTCACAAATAATGAAATACCATTTCCTTTATATGATACAATACCGTAGTCACTAGCACTACCTATTCGCACACCGCCACCTATGGTGATGTTTTTATCAAGATATACCGTTAAAATTGAGCCTATATACATTTCGGAGTTAGGTAAAACAAAATCTAAGCTTGTGTTATCTTTTACTATGAAGTTCATCGTTTTCGGATATTTATCTTTCGTTGTTTCATAAGAAGTCGAAAACCTGCTGGCAAAAAAACCATTCAAATAAATCCCTCCATTCTTACCGTCTATTTCTATATTAGGAGCAAAATTATCATTCTCAAACTCATCTGAAGGGGCATTGCCTATATATCCAGTTTGTGATATTAGTTTTTCGTTTTTGAAAATTAATCCACCTAAATTAGCATATTCTGCTAACAACAACTGTGTAGCTACACTATCAAACTGTGCACCGAAGGTATTCCATTTACTCGTATCTGTAGGAGTTTTCCCAAAGAATACCCCGGCATCTATCCGAGTAACATAATATACATCATTGTACTTAACTACATCAAGTCTGTATTTAGTGCCGTAATATGTATTTGAATCGCTATAAACTCCTCTAAAAACAGTTGCAGGACTTTCCCCTTTATCCCCTGGTTCTCCTTTATCGCCTTTACCTCCATCTACTCCATTTACTCTTAATGGTACACTCCATTTTTGTAGCAATGTCCCATTTGCCGATTTCTTTGCAATAGTACACCATAAGTATTCAAGGGTGCTTAATGCAGGAATGACAGTATCCCAGCCATTCGGAATATCGGATGTATTTAGTAATTCCGGCGGCGTTGTATTTGAACCATTCTTAGCATACCGATATTCAAAATACGCACCATCCGAACCGTCATTTCCATCTTGACCGAACTTTGCCCATACAGCTGGGGAAGAGAATCCTCCCCATACGCCATTTGTTTTCTTTCTAACACATACCCATTCGTAAATATATGTTGATGTAACACCTCTAGGATCATCCACCCACCCATCAGGTATAAAATCATCGGTTTGTGATATTTCAGTAGGACGAGAGGGAGATGTAGACGCAGTAGTTCTCTTGTAAATATATTCATACCCATCTCCATCCATACCTTTCTCTCCCCATTTAGACCAAACAACAGGAGATGAAAATTCTCCCCATACGCCAGCAATTTTATATCGTACGCAGATCCATTCATATAAATAGGTAGAATTAACTCCTTGAGGATTATCCGACCACCCCAAAGGTACATAGTCCACTTCTTGGGATGTTTCAGGTTTGGTCGGAGGTGTGGATATAGTGGTTTGTTTATAGATAAATTCAACATCTGTACCATCTGCTCCATCTTTTCCATTAATTCCGCTAATACGTATTGGAGTGCTCCATTCTCCTACAACACCTGCGCCACTTACCTTAACCTGTGACATCCAAACATGCATTGTATTATTGGGAGATGTAGGTACTGAACTCCATCCGTATGGGGGAATATCACTGCCGGACGGAGTTGTGGGCTGCGTAGCTTTTGTCATATAAACATATTCTATATGATCTCCGTTTGTTCCGTCATCCCCCTTATCACCTTTATTACCATGAGAAGCAATAATAATCCAATAGGATTTATTAGTAGGTACAATATCCTTTGAAGGAGTTTTGCTAATAAATTTGTAAGAAGAAGCACCGTTCCCATCATCATAAGTAACCTCATCTCCTTCATAATATGTATATAAATTATTATACACACCTCTAAAACAACCGATATAACTTTCTTCTCCACTTCCACTCTGAATAATGGATCCTTTTAGTCGCAATTTGCCATCTCCCTTTGAGTTGAAATCTATAAATTGTTCATTATTACCAACTCTAAACGAATTGTTGACAAAATCAATGAAGTTCAAGCCATCGGAAGACACTACCATGTCAGTAGCTATTCGTCCAGGCAAAACTTCTGTAAAGCCATAAAGGGAAACAAAACTTCTACTACCTTCATACTCGCTGTTAAGCACTCCAGTGAGCAAATGATAATATCCAGCTATCTGTTCCATTTTAATAGCCGTTTCACTCAAGAGGAATGTTCCGGCTTGATTCTCCTTGCCAACTTTAGCATATAGATAATACTTCTTTTTCGGGTCAATGAGTGCCGGAGAATTGTATTCAGCCATATCCCAGTACTTGTATTCATCTGCTTTGTGAGAGGAAGAAAGAGAGCTAATACCTAGTGTCAAATGCTGAATGATTCCTGCCGGAGCATTCAGTATCTTTGTACTTGTATTGAAAGTGATATTGTGAGATTCCTGTACCGGATTCGTTTTTGAATTTACAAAACGGAATTGCAAACTTTCATCACCTACAAGCAGTTGCATGGTTGAAACGGTTATCGGATTGACAGAGCCGGAGAAGTTCAACAGTGCATCTTCAAGCATGGACATCGTTTCCTGTGCGTCGCGAAACCGCCTCTTTGTGAATTGTAGTGCATCCTTATGCTTCTCAATAACTGTCACCTCGTTAGTTTCGATCTTGTTCAGATCACTTGAAACAGACGTGCCTATCGGTTCGTTAGACAATTCAATTTCGGGTGAATACGGATTATTCACAAAACGTTTGATTCCTATCATCCGGATAAGAGAACCTTCCGGATGAAATTGCGTATCATAGAAATCAACATACCCTCCGAGTACTATTTTACCGCCGATCTCCAACCAGCGTTTCTTTGCCCAAATACCGTCCAATGTCCCGGTAAATATGAATGCTTTATCTTCATGTTCATAGAGGTATTTAGCAGCTTCCTTGAAAGCTTCCCAGCTCGCACCCG